GCGCGACTGCATGGCACTTAATTCATCGTCACGCCGATGGGTGGGGCGATGTTGGAAAGATGATGAACGAATGGCGTGAAGCCAACACCACCCCACCCGCAGCACCTGTGCAGGACAGCAACCACGAGTTCAAGAACTTCCACCGAGTGTTGTGCGAACGCTTTGGCTACACACACGACGAAGTTGATTGGAAGCGAGATCAGATTTCCCTGATCGAGTGGATCGCCAAGCAAGTGCAGCCAGCCAAAGAAAAAGCCCCACAGTCGGCAAACTGTGAGGCTTCGGGTCGGATCAGTTCAGATCACGCTCGCAGTGCTGATTATAAAGCCGCTGAGAAGCAGGAGCCGTGGAACGAGGGTGACACCGCATACCGACCGGGGGGTATGCCGCAAGAGTTTATTGCGCATGAGGCTGAGTATTTTGACGACTGGTCTGAGTGGGTATGCCCAAATCCTGAGCAGTATTTCATGAAGTGCTGCGACTGCGGACTGGTTCACGAGATGCAGTTCAATGTGGTCAAGTATTCAGAGGGCGATGAATGCGAGTTCGTTAAGGACGCCGATCTGCAAGCGATATTCAGGGCTAGAAGAATTGCCCCACCCGCAGCACCTTATCGCGCAGTCAAAACAGTGCATGAGGGCAAGCCGGTTTATGTGAGTGAACCCGCAGCACAGCGGCAATGGGTTGGGCTGACGGATGAGGAAGTTCAAAAAGCATTTGAGTCAAATGCTGTCGTTGTGGACAACGGCAATGCGTACATGGTTGCAGGCTTGCGAGTCGTCAATATAGGACACGCCATCGAAGCCAAGCTGCGCGAGAAGAACGGGGGTGGAGCGTGAATGATTTTGCCGTGATCGTTGTACCTGTTTGGGCTTACTGGCTCATCGTTGTTTGGGTTGCGATTGAATCCATCAAAACTACGCTTGGATTGGTCAATCAGTTTTTGCAGTGGCGTGTCACCAAGCTGCGCGAGAAGAACGGAGGGCAGGCATGACACCTCAAGACATAATTCAGACCTTGCTAATGATCGGCTGGAGACAGGTGGAGATATCCAAAGCTGTTGGCCTTACACAACCAAACATCAGCCGAATAGCGTCAGGAAAACAAGGTGTCAGATGGCAGTATTGGGTTGCGCTTCAAAAGCTGCTAGACGAAACTCCTCCACGAGCAAGGGGGCAGGCATGACCTACTTCCTGACCGCCTTGATTGCTTTCTGGGTTGGCTTTCTGTGCGCTGTCAAATGCGCCATCTTGTATTACGAGAGTGATGCAGAAAAACAACAGATGTGAAAATAGTTCGTGACTCTGGTGTAGCGTTATGCCACACTGGAGTCTCTTTAACAGGAGTCAATCATGAATGACAAAGATCAATTTGAATACGAAGTCTGGGCAACGTACCAGGAGCTGACGATGGATGATGTGTGCAACGCCATCAACGACTCTCCAGCAATCCTTCGGGCAATCCACAACAACAACTTCACAGACGCAGCAGAAATGATCAAGAAGCGCGTTGATCGCTCTGTTTCTCGCCTTGCTGAATACCGCATGTTCGGCAAGTATCTGTCTGAGCCAGTAGATCCTCGCATGGAGATGCTGGATTACCGTGACATCATCAGTAAACGTGCTAACGCTAAAGAGGATCCATTCAGGAGCTTTCAGTGAAAGTCACTCAACCATCAATCAAAATCACCGATCCAAAATTTCAATACGTCAATGCGGCCAAAACAGACATCCGTCTGACATGGGCAAAGTTCAAGGAGAAAGCAAATGAATGTGTATCAGAAACTCAACGAAGCACGAGCAAAGTTCCATCAGTCGGAGCTGAAAAAGTCCGGCCATAACAAGTTCGCCAACTACTATTACTTTGAGCTGGGTGACTTTGTTGTTCCTGCTCTTCAGATCTTCAAGGATGTTGGTCTAACTTCTGTCATCAGCTTTGGCACAGAAGAAGCAAAGATGGAGATTGTCAACATCGAGTCTCCGGAAGAGAAAATCATCATCACCAGCCCCATGTCCACAGCAGCTTTGAAGGGCTGTCACGAGGTCCAGAACCTGGGTGCTGTGCAAACATATCTGCGCCGGTATCTGTGGGTTGCTGCTCTTGAGATTGTTGAGCACGATGCACTGGACTCTACCGTTAAAGGTATGGATGACTCTGAGCTGGCAGACTGGATTGCTTCTATTGACGCTACGTCTACTGCTGACGAGCTCAAAGCTGTGTTTGCCAAGGCCTATGCAGCAGCCAAGAACGACCTTGACGCACAGAAACGTATTGTTGCAGCCAAGGACAAGAAGAAAGCAGCTCTGTAATGGAACAACGCTCTCCAGAATGGTTTGCAGCGAGAGCAGGGAAGGTAACAGCTTCCCGTGTTGCTGACATCGTTGCAAAGACCAAAACAGGATATGCAGCCAGCCGTGCCAATTACATGGCTCAGCTGATCTGTGAACGCATGATAGGTCAGGCTCAGGAAGGATTCTCAAGCTCTGCAATGCAATGGGGAACTGACACAGAGCCGCTTGCCAGGTCTGCTTATGAGATGGAGAAGGACGTTTTTGTCACCGAGGTAGGGATGATCAACCATCCGACAATCGAGATGGCTGGAGCGTCTCCTGACGGCCTTGTTGGGGACGATGGTCTGGTAGAGATCAAGTGCCCGAACACAGCAACTCATATCGACAATCTGCTGAACAACAAAGCCCCCGCCAACTACGTCATCCAGATGCAGTGGCAGATGGCTTGTACAGGACGACAGTGGTGTGATTTCGTATCGTTTGATCCACGGATGCCAGAAGACCTTCAGATGATGGTCATCAGAGTCCAGAGAGACGAGAAGCAAATCGCTACACTGGAGGCCGAAGTCATCAAATTCCTTGATGAACTTCAACAGAAGGTAGATCAACTGACTGCCTTAAATCAATCTAATGGAGTTTCAAATGCAAGCTAAAGACAATTCTGGTGTTCTGTTTACCAATGACCAGCGTAAGAACGACAGCCATCCCAACATGAAGGGTTCAATCACCGTCAATGGCGTTGATTACTGGATCTCTGCATGGACAAAGGTTGGCAAGAATGGCAAGTTCCTTGGCTTGGCAGTGACTCCTAAAGACGCCGCAAAGCAGGTCGAGAAGAAGTCTGTTCCTGCTGAAGAGTTCGACTCGGACCTTCCGTTCTGATTAACGGGCCGAAAGCAGAGAATTCACTCTTCGCTACTATGGTGATGATGGTAGCCCCGCGTCTGTGAGTAGGCCCACCAATTATCTTTTCCAAGATAAAAGAGGATAAATATGGCAACGTATGCTGATGTTGAATTGAACATTGTGCGTTGGGCGGAGGCTCGGAAGATCATTCCAAACTCCACTCCACAGGCACAGCTGCTCAAGGCTTTCTCAGAGATGGGGGAGCTGTCTGACGCAATTCAGAAGGGCAACATGGAAGACATAAAGGACGCAGTGGGTGACACACTGGTCTGTATGGTCAACATGTGCGCTCTGCTGGACATCAATCTGGTGGACTGTATGGAGCTGGCTTACGACCAGATCAAGCACCGCAAGGGCACGATGCTTCCTTCAGGTGTGTTCGTCAAGGAGTCATGATGCTTTGCGATTCTTGCGAAACAGAAGCCCATTGCAGAACATTTGGGTGCCTTGATGAGACTCCAAAGGTCTCAAACAAGACGGATGTCTCAGCACTACTTGAAGAGCGAGGAAATCGATACGGAAAGTTTAGAGATCATGCCGCTATATCTCAGATGCTTAAAGGAGTAATGGACAGCGTTGATAAAAATATGGAAGCAGATCAGAGAGAAGCTCTTGAAATGATCTTCCATAAGATCGCAAGAATCCTAAATGGAGATCCAAACTATGCAGACAGTTGGGTTGACATTGCTGGATATGCCCAATTGGTTGCTGATCGCTTGAATGGAATAGAGCGATGAGACCGCTGCTCTGGGATGTTGCGAGGTGTGATCCAGAGTACCCGGATCACTACTGCTGGAACTGTAAAAGGTTCCTGAACCATCCTAAGCAAGAGATGGGGCCACGAACACCAATAGTGAGCGTGGAGACAAGCAAGTCAGAAGCCTGTATGTACGTCCCCATCAGCCACCTAGAACGGACAGAGCGTGGTTGATATGTTTGATCCGGTCATCAAGACCAATGGTCCCGCCGTTGATCTTCTTGGTCAAACCAACCCAGTCTGACTTGTTGGCAAATTCATTGCACTTGTGTGTTGACCAAAACCAACCAGCCGTCAATGCAGCAAACTTTGGAGTTGCCACCAGGTCAGGCTCTTTTACAAAATCCACGTCCAGACCTTTGCCAGCATGGAAGTAGTTGGCATGGCCAGTCAACTGAATACACCCACGGCCACGGAACCGATGTCCGTCTCCAGACGCCTCGTCACGGTTACCCATACGGTTCGCATAGACCATGTTGGCGATCTTCTTCGGATTGCGAGCGTATTGATCAGCAATTTCCCGAGTTGGGAATCGCTTCGGCCACAACTTCATCAGCGTCTCAGCTCGGTAGTTCAGGTTCTCTTCCAAGACCTTGAAGTGCCCACATTCATGGCCACACTGGCCGATAAAAGCAGCCTGACGCAGAGAAGTAGAGATGTCAAAACGAGCAAATGTCTCGTTCAGGGCATCAACCCACTCAGAACCAATCTTTAGCTTTGCAAGCTGTTCAACGCTGACCATTGATCTGGCTCCTTATTGCTTCGTAGGCGTCGATGCAGGCGTTGAGCTGGTTGATTGCCCGGTCACCGTCTGCTGCGATTTGGGCGATGAGTCTGAGGGTTTCTCGCTCGGCATCAGAAGGTTCGTCAGGCGCTCTGTCAGGTTGGCTTCCCGCTTGCTGATTTCCGGTGGGAGCGGTGGAACT